CGCGTTCAAGCGCAGCCGTGCCGTCACTAGTCAGGAAGCGCAGCGCACTGGTACTGAAGCTGCTGCGGCCGGCCGCGCCAATTGTGACAAGCGAAGAAGTGCTGTCAACATAGAGCGAGTTGTTTGAGTCAGCGCCAAGATACGCAGACCCCCGGCTGTCGAGCTTTCCGACCGGGGAGCTTGTTCCGATCCCGAGGTTCCCCGACGCATCCAGCGTCATACGAGTGCTTCCTACAGTTTCAAACTGTAGCGTTTGCGCACTTTGATTGGCCCCGATATATGCTTGCCCCGCAGCAGTGACGCCTAGTTCAAGTCGCTTGTCTCCGCCAGTGGTGGTTTCTTGTATGCGTATCGCGGGCGCGGTGGCATTGACCTGCAATTTAGTTGCAGGCGAACTCGTCCCAATCCCCAGTCCGGCGCTGGTGAGGCGCATTTGTTCGGAGCCGTTGATGCTCCAAAGAGCCGCGCCATTCTGTGCGCTGGTAAAGCTAAGATTTAAACTGGATGTTGCGACAAACCAGTTGGCGGTCGCCCCAGCATTCTGCATTTGAATGCCTGCGCCACCCAGCAGTTGAGCCAAACTTGACGAGCCAGTCAGCGCAAAATTCGTCCCATCAAAAGTCAGCGCACTCCCGCTCGTCAGAGTCTTGCTGGCGTTGAGATAGGCGACACCGTTGGCGGTGCCTGGGCTGTAGATCAGCCCGCCGCTCATCGTGTCGCCGGCCTTCAGCAGGTTCAGCGAAGCCGCTCCGGTCAGCGACCCCGTGAAGGTGCCGCTGATCGTCTTGTTCGTCAGCGTCTGCGTGGCCGTCGTCCCCACCAGGTCGCCGGCCGGCGGCGTCAGAACCGACAGCCCGGTCTCTGCGCCATTGATGAGGACCAGCTTGTTCGCGTTTCCCGTGAGCGTCGGGAGCTTGTCGAAGCCACCGGCAATCAGCGCGAGCTCAGCGCGCATGGACGCAGACGTCGCCGGCGTCCCGGTGGCGGGGAACGAGCCAGCGTTGTAGTACGAATTGCTCATTGAAGTCCTCTGCGCGCGCTGTAGTGCAGGATCACCGAGTTGACGGTGAACGGCTGGTAGATGTCGGAAATGGACGCGATGCGCACGGCGATGTTCTCGGCCGTGCCCTCAACCTCAACTTCGGAGGGGGCCAGCGTCCGGCCGTCCCAGATGAATGCGTCCCATGTGGCGCTGTCCCAGAAGCTCGCCACGAGGTTGCTCTCGTAGCTGCGCTGCTGGCCCTGCTCGTACTCGGTCGACCCGTAGCCGAGGTCGTAGCTGAACGCGAACTCGGCGTATGAGGTGCCGGTGATCTCAAGCGATGCCCGGCGAAAGCGCTTCAACAGGCGCGGGCTGCCGATGGAGTTGAACACCAGCACTAGGTTCGCTGAGATCTCTGCGCCGTCAAACGACGTGCCAGCGTCCAGCCGGTAGACGTAGCCGTTGCTGGAGCCGAAGAAGGCCGTCTCCGAACCATCCGGCTTCTCGCCTTCGGTCATGCACAGAACCGGGTTCGGGAACTCGACCGGCATGGAGCCCATCATCTTGCCGTTCACGAACGTGAGGTACAGGCCGTAGCCGTCGCTGAAGAACAGCCGGTACTGGCTCTTCTCTCGGTTCACTCCGCTGGCGGTGGCCAACGTGCGGCGCTGCTGCACGAACGGCCGGATGTTCAGCGTGATGGCCGACGTGTCGAAGTTGCCGTAGTTCAGAGACGCCTGCAGGCTGATCACACCGCGGTCATCGAAGACATAGCTCTGCGCGATGTTCTGCGCGGTGAACGCCTTGCCTCCGGTGCCGATGTTGTACGACACCAGCGAAAAGTTGTCGGCGCTTGAGCCGTACAGGATGAACGTATTGTTGTCCGAGTAGATGGCCATCGCGCCGGTCGACTGGTCGCCGGGCTGCACGAGGAACGCCGTGACGTTGTCGATCAGCGCGATCTCGCCGGCACCCAGGATCGGCGTCCACGAATACGGGTTGCCCAGCGCGCAGAACTGCACCGACGAGCCGAACGAGAGGAACAGGTACTGCTTGTGGAAGGCGATGTGCGATGGCTCGTCCACAGCCATGCCCGTGGCCAGCGGGACATAGACCGTCCCGTCAAACTCAAAGGCCCGGTTCTGGCCATCGCACCCGTAAAGCCTGGTGGAGTTCGCCGCCCCGCCGAAGTTGGCGATGACCGTCTCCACGCGCCCGCCGGGCTGCAGCGTGATGGCGCTCTGCGCGCCAGACCCGATGGCCTTGGTCACGCCACCCACGCGCAGGTTCTCGCCGGCTTGGAAGGTGCCGGTGACGCTGGCAAAGATCAGGCGCCCTTGTGCGTTGCTGGTCGGCCAGTCGCCGGACTGCACGACCACTCGAGTGACCACGCCAGACGCGCCACTGGTCTGGCCGGTGACCGTCTGCCCGGCCAGAATGGCGCCGGTGCCAGTGCCGAAGGAGAGCTCCACTCCGAGCGAGACGGCCTGCCAGCCGCTGGCGCTGGACTTGTGCATGACCAGCGCCGTGGCGCCCGCATTGTCGCGCCACGCATAGACCGTCCCGTTGTAGTAGGCCACACCGCGGACGGGCCCGGAACCGGGCACCGGGCCGATGTCGGCACGGTACAGGTCGGCCGCCAGGTTCAGGTACTGGGCTGCCACTTGCGCAGTCGCGCCCACCGCCCCGCCGAGCGCGGTGACGGTCCCCTGCGAAACCCCAGACACGCGGACGCTCTCGCTGACCGTGAACGTGCCAGACGCCTTGCTGTAGACCACCGTGCTGCCACTGACCGCGATCACCACTCCGGTCGCACCGGAGGTCGCCCCGACGATCGTGTTGCCCACCGCGATCGCGCCCGTGATGTTGACCGTGAGGGCGGTGTAGCTCGCGTCCGAAGGGTTGGGCCGGCCGTCGTACCGCTCGTAGCCCGCAATGCGCGTGTAGCCGCCCGTGACGGCCGCCTCGTAGTTCACGCAGTCTCGAGCCACGCCCGGACGCAGCGAGAGCGTGGGCGTGACCTGATCAAGGCCGCCGGCGAGCGGGATCAGCGCGTATTGGATCCTGGCAAATTGGGCCTCTGCCATGGTGCCCTTACGCCAGCGGGTTGCCCAGATAGACCGCCGGGAGGTATTGCCGGACCATCTGCGGCATCAGCGCCGCGCCGCCCGCCTTGGCGCGCGACATGACCTCCGGCGCGCTCTCAAAGAGGGCGTAGTACTCCATGGCCTTGTAGACGATGACCATGTGCAGGCCCGCGTCGGGGATCGACGGGGTCGATGCGTCGAGCGTCAGTTCGCTGCTCGCGCGCTGGTACTCGCCGGTGACGGTGTAGATGTCATCCGGCACGTTGCCGAACATCAGCGCGCGGTCCATCGGCTTCTCGGCGAACACCACCGGGCGCCCTTGCTGCGTGGTCTGCAGGCCGAAGCGGTAGGTGTTGCGAAAGACCTGGTACTCCCACTCCACCAGCCACTGCTCATCGGCAATGCCGATCGCCGTCTTGTAGCAGCGCAGGGTGTCCTTGTGCCAGTAGCGGTGATCAGACAGCCCCGCCGCGGTAGGCGTGTAGTCGCCCGTGCCTGCGGCAGTCTGGAGGCTGAACGGGGAGCGCATGAAGGTCCAGGTGTCGTGCATCCCCTGAATCTCCACCCACGCGCTGTTGATCCAGTCGACCAGCTTCTTGGACTGCCCGACTTGCCCAGCGGTCGTGACCGGCCCCGTGCCGGCGATGCCGCACTCTTGGCGCAGACGCTGAGCAAGCTGCAGGAAGTTCATCTGTCAGACCGGCGCGGACAGCATCTGCTTGAGCCACGCGCCGCCCTTCTTGGGGTTCGGGTCATGCGTGACGCTGAACGGGTAGGACAGGGCCAGCACGTTCTCCTCGACGAAGCCCATCGACCCGTCCGGGTTGACGACCTTCTTCTGGCGCACGCGCGACTGCTTGGCTTGGGCCAGCACCGCGACGTGGTAGCGACGCAGCTTGAGCGTGTCGCCGCGCACGGCGAGCCTGTAGTCGCCGTTGACGTTGACCTCCACGAACGCGGGATCGTTCTCGTTGGTCGGCTCGTGCAGATGCACCTCGAGCTCGTCGCGCATGAAGGCCTCTTCGTCCAGTTGGTCGGCCCGGATCACGCGGTCGGTGTCGATCTCCACGCCGCCGCGGGTGTGCGGGTTGCGCGAGGCCGCCGTGTCTTCGATGCTGGACCGCTGAACGCCGCCTTCGATGTCGACGTTGGTCGAGTCGACGGTGGCCTTGCGCTCGTAGCTGTTGATGCGATTGCCGCTCATGGGAAGGTCTCCTGATGGTTGAATGAAGCAGGGGCCACCCGCAGGCGGCCCCCGCTGCCGCTTACGAGGTCAGCGGCCGGGTCGGCACCGCGAACAGGTCGTAGTAGGTGCCGGTGATGCCCGCAGCGCTCAGGTCCACCGAGCCCGGGGTGAAGGTCGCCGACGCACTGGTGTCGACGCGGATCGCCCCGACCGGGGTCACGTCGACCGGCACGCCAGGCCATTCCAGCGCGCGGATGCCGGCGGTGACCTCCGCGGTCGGCACAGCCCGGCCGGCGACGGTCGAGAAGGTGCCGGCAGAGCTCAGGCAGATCAGGTACAGCACCGAGGACGACACCGGCACGGTGGCGTGGCCCGAGGAGAAGGCCACGTTGTCGGTCGCGGTCTTGGTGCGGAAGATGCCGTCCACCACGAAGGTGATGGTGTTGACGGTCTTGTAGGTGTTGGCGTTGGTGCCCTCGGCCAGACCGCCAGCGGTCAGGGCGAAGGAACCGCCTTGGGAGAGTTTCAGATTGTCCATGATCCGGGGATCCTTTCGTCAGGCGATGAACTGAGCAGCGGCCAGACCGCAGAGGGAGCCGTAGTTGGTGTCGGTGACACCAGCGTCGAGATCCAGCTTGGCCAGCAGGGCTGCGTACTTGGTTCGGAGGTCGTTGAGCTCCGCGCGCAGGAAGTCGAGCTCGGCGATCAGTTGCTGCTTGTCCGAGGGCGAGATCGGGTGCGCACGGTTGATGGTGATGCGATAGGGCATGAGCAGAGCTCCCAGTTGATGAGGGGGCCTCAGCCCCCTCGTTCATCACAGGCCGGAGGCCGCCGCTTCCAGACGCACCATCCAGTTCTCGTTCAGACGGACGGCGTTCTTGAAGAAGTTCGCGCCGACGTAGCCGAACTGGCCCATGGGGTTGGCATGGGTGATCTGCTTGGCAGGCAGGTAGATCGGCTGGATCGCGCCCATGCCCTTCAGCGCCACCTGGCCCCAGGCCTCCTGAGCGACCACCATGATCGGATACACGTCGGCGGTGGTGCCGGTGGTGCCGCCGTTGGACAGGAAGGTGCCCGCGGTGATCGAACCGCCGCCCTGCAGGAACGGACGGAAGTAGGGCGAGGTGATGAAGCGGAACTGCTCCACCGCGCCGCACTCGCGCTCATGCACCGGCTTCTGGGTGCCGTACTCCACCACCGGAGTGAAGCCCGGCAGGTTGCGCACGTCCGCCTCGAGGTCGGTGTGGATGAACACCAGGTAGGCCGGATGCACGGCCGAGGTGCCGAAGTTCGGGCCGGCGGCCAGCTTCTCGGTCACCCGCTTGGCGTGCGCGGCCTCCAGTTGCCGGGCGGCCTGGCGCAGCTTGTTCAGGCTGATCGCGGTGTTGACCGAGGTGCGCGCGGTGCCGTTGGAGAAGACCACGTTGGTGCCGCCGCGGACCACGCCGTAGGCGATGAGCTCCTCGATGCTGGCCATGTGCTCGCCCACGAGCTTGGTCATGTCACCGGGGATGTCATCCTCGTACATCGACTCGGCCTTGGACGACAGCTTCATCAGCACGCCGTACTGCTGCAGGGTCACCTGAACGTCCTGGTAGGTGATCGTGCGCGCGGCCGGCGTCACGCCTTCCTGCAGCAGGTAGTTGCTGGCGGTGATGCTGGGCGCGCCGTTGCTGCCGGCGTCCAGCGGGAGCGCGCGGCGGAACACGACCGTGTCGGTCTTGTTCTGCGGCACTTGCTTCTGCATGCCGAAGGTGCTGATCACCTTGATCGGCTCGGCGCGCTTGAGCATCTCGCGCTCGGCCATGATGAGGTTCCGCGAAGGAACCAGGGAGTAGGTTTGAATGGTCATTGTCGGTTGCCTTTCTGGCGATCGAGTTCATCCAGGTAGCGCCAGTACTCTTCCGGGCTCATGTCCTCCACCGCCTTGGCGCGCGGAGCGGCGCCAGAGCGGCCTGTAGGAATGGCCGCGGCAGCATTCAAGCGCTGCGTTCTTTGAGCCGTCGTGCTCTTGGCGCTTTCGCCGTACAGGTCCAGCAGGCGGATGGCGTCTTGCGGGCTTTCGCTCGCCGCAAGCATCTGCACCTCTCTGGGCTGTCGCTGCAGCCAACCTTGAAACACCGGCTCCTGCACAGTCTCCTTCCAACCCGGGTGGCGCACCTCCACCCTGACCTCGGCCTCAAACCGCTTCAGGTCTGCCGGCGTTACTGAGGGCGCTGCTGCAGCGGGCGCGGCGGGCATCCGCGTTGCCAGTTGCTGCATCCGCTCCTCAAGCGCCGCGTCCATCGCGTCGGCGAACTCGGGGTAGTCGCGCCGGAGGGCTTCCATCGCCTTGGTCGACACTTGCGCCTCGGCGATCTGCTTCGCCGACGGTGCATCGCCGCCCTGAGCCGAGACCTGCTGAGCCGCCTGAATCTGCTGCTTCAGTTGGCTGTTCAGGCCTCCGATGTGACCCTCCGCGTTCCGAAGGCGCTGATTCGTCTGGGTCAGGAGAGACTCCAGCCCAGCGATGCGATCCAGAAGGGCCTGGGTTCCGTCAGGGCTTGACGCCTCCTGCGGCTGCGAGCCGGCCTGCGCGGCGGGCTCTTGGGCTGCAGGAGCGGCGTTGCTCGCCTGCTCCAGTTCCTCGTCAGACGCTTGCTGAGCGGCCAGGCTGCTCCCAGCCTCGACAGCAGGGGCACCCCCCTGCTCTTCAGCGTCCAACTGATTCCAGATCTTCTGCGCCTCTTCTTGCGGGTTGACCGTTTCCTGTGCTGATTGGTTCATTGGGCTCTCGTCTCACTGGTGGCCGTCAGGCCGATGGAATGTCGCCGCCAAGGAGTTCCTCGGGGGCAACCGCTTGTCCCGCGCTTGCGCCGTCCGCAAGGGCGAGAATCCGTTTGACCTCGGCGATCGAGCCACGAATCGCCGCTGTCTTTTCTGGGCCGAACGACTGGCTGTCGTTGAGCTCACGCAGTGCCTGAAGACGCTCTTCAAGGAACTGCGTGAGCCGCTTCCAGGTCGGCGTCTGGAAGTCGTGTCGGTTCATTGGCGAAAAAAAAGCCGCCCTTGCGAGGCGGCTGTGAGTTCTTCCCTTGCCTGGGCCATCGCGAAGACAATGACCCGACCCAGAATCTACATCATTGTGATCGCCCGCGCAAGGGGATCAGTCGTGGGCCTTGATCATCACGTAGCCGGCGGTGACGCCGACGCCGGCCGTGCTCACCCGCGCACGCAGCAGCGCCGCGTTGATGTCGGCCAAGGTGACTTGCACTGTGCTGCTGGCCACCGCGGTGAGCGGGGTGCCTATCGAGTACCAAGTGGCCCCGTTGTCGTCGCTGCCCTCCAGTTGCAGCGCCGGCGCAGTGGTCGTGATCGCTCCCACGTTGATGACCATCTGCACGCGGTTGCCGGCGTCTCGAGAGTCGAGGTTGAGCGTGGTGCTGTTGAGCGTGGTGAGCACCACGCTGCGGTCGATCAACTGCCGCACCGGCTCGCTGTTGGAACTCGACTGCAGGCGGTTGATGGCCCGGGTGAACGACGGGGTCGTGCCGCCGACCGTCTGCACGTAGCGCACGCGGTTGCCGGTCAGGCGAATGATCGGCGAGCGGTACATCCCGGCCGCGGTGATCCGCGGGAAGTCGTACACCTTGAACCAGTTGGTGCCGCTGTCGTCCGACTCCTCGATGCTGACGTCCAGCGTCGGGGTCGTGCCGGACACGGCCGTCACCGGGATGCTGACCGAGTAGGCGCTGCCGAACGTGGGCGTAAAAGCGGCAGTCGTCGTGGTCGTCGTCAGCGCGGCCGACGCGACGTCGGCGATGATGCCTGGGATGTTGAGGTTGGCGGCTGTGACAGAGCCGACCGTGGTCACCGTGGCCAGCGTCTGCGCGGCCGCGATGTTGACCGCGCCGATCGTGTTCGAACCAGCCTGCAGCAGCACCGGCAGCGGGTTCTGGGAACCCGTCGAGCGCAGACCCTGCAGGTAGACCGGAAGGTTGGAGAACGACTCCACTGCCAGGTGCGCCAGCGTGAAGGTCGTCGTCGACGCCGGCGCCACGGTCCCGTTGAAGTTCCACAGGAACACGTACAGGTCCAGCGTGGCGTCGGGGATGTTCTCGTAGCGGCTGGCCCGGGTCGTGAAGTTCGGCGTGACGGTCGACGCGCGCAGGGAGTCAGACCAGTAGATCTCGCGGCCCGTCATCTCGACCTGCATGACCGTGCCCGGGCTGGCGGTCGTGTTGATGGTCGCCGCGGTGTCGCCGGTCGCCCAGCCGTTGCGCTGCGCGTCGACGTTGATGGCGGTCGCCGTGGTGCCGGTCAGCAGGTTCCTGATGTAGTTGCGGCCGAACACCGTGCAAGTGCCCGTGCCGGTGGCGGGCCAGCTTGCGACGGTGAAGTTCACGTTGTTGGCGTCGACGATGCTGGCGATCGCGTACCGGCCCGGCACACCGGCCGCGCCAGTGATGCCGCCGATGTTCACGAACTGGCCGACGTTCTGTGCCGTCCAGCCGTGGAGCGGGATCTGGACCGTGACCGAGGTCGCGCTGTTGATCGTGTAGGTCAGGCCCTCGCCAATGAGATCGGCCAGCAGGACGGCGAAGTTGCTGTTGGCGATCCGCTGCGATGCCGTGACGCTGAACCGCATGCGCATCGACCCGCGGTACGCCGACACCGAGCGGGCCAAGAACTCCGCGTTGACGGTCGTGCCAGTCAGCACGTTCAGTGAGCCGGCCGTCTGGTTGTAGGTCACGCCCGTGCCGACGATGGGCGGCTGGTTGAAGAACACATCCAGCACGCTCGCGCCGACGGCCGAGAAGCCCGCGTTGTTCACAGTCTGGCTGGCCGGCAGTACCGGCAGCGGGCTGTCGTCCGAGACGAAGAGCGTCTCGTTGCGGCGCTTGAATCCAATGAACGGATTGGTCATGGTTGCTCCTGTCAGATGCCTTCGCCGGTCCGCACCCGCAGAGCCGCCTCAGCGTTGAACCTCTCGCGCTGGTCGCTGATCTTGATCAGTTCCAGTCGCGCCTTGGACTCCATCTCTTCGCGAGTAATCTGCCCGTCCTGCTGCATCTTGGCGATCGCAATCTCACGCTGAAGCTGCGCATCGACCGACGCGATCTCGGCCTCCGACTGCTCTCGCGCCGCGTTGTAGCTGAGCGTCTCGCGCCGCAGTTGCAGGTCTGCTGCGTTGCGCGCGGCCTCAAACTGACGCTGCTCCTTGCGGTCTTCCAACTCAAGCTGCTTGGCCTGCAGTTGCATCTGCGAGGACATGATCCGGGGATCTTGCGGCGCACCCTGCTGGGCCTGCTGCTCCATCTCCTGCTTGACCTGCTCCTCGTCTTTCATCATCTCCTCGGGGTTGACCTTGAAGGCCTTGAGGATCGCCTTGAGCTCTTCGCGCTCCTTCAGGTGCGGGATGTAGCGCGGGTTGTTCGTGATGTTGGCCAGATTCAGCAGCGCCTGGTTCTGGATGTCGCGCTCCACCAGCGCGGTCGACCCTCGAGCGTCGACGTCGTAGTCGCCCTTGATCGACGGGTCGGGGTTGTTCTCCATGTGCCAGTCGTAGTACCGGCTGATGTGCGGGCGAGTGACGCAGTCGTCGTACAGCTTCACCCGCTGGCGCAGGACCGCGGTGGCGTTGTTGTAGAGCATGACCATGCCGCCCACGGTCTCAGGCGCGCTGCCCTGCTGGCCGCCCAGAATCTGCGGCATGCTGGACTCCTGGTCGGCGAACGTCATCGCCGCATTGGCCACCGCCAGCAGTTCCTCTAGGTGGGAGTTGAACTCAAAGACGCTGAACGCAGACCGCACGTCGTCCAGGTCATCCTTGGCCGTCCACACCTTGTTGGGGGTGATCTCGTAGCTGCCGTTGATCGGCATGATCATGCCCTTCTTGAGCACGATCTGACCGCCCATGCTATTGCGCGCGTTGTCCATAACTTGGCGCCAGGCCGCAGTCACCACTCGCTGCTGATGCTCAAGCTCGTCGGGCAGGCCATAGCCGTAAGGGCTGTCGTCCGCCTTGCGCCAGCACCAGACGTCGACAGGGATGGTCTTGTCCGACACCCATGACTGCATGGCCCCGATGACTTGGTCGTTGACCATCACCAGCACGCCGAAGTCCACGTCCTCGAGCGGATCGCCGCCGGTCCTCTCGCTGAGGGCGAGCATCTCGTCGGCCTCGATCTCGCCGTGATACTCCCAGAGCTCGTAGCTGTCGTCGTAGAGCGGCTGCCTGGTGACCCTACCCTCTGCGACATGCACGCAATGCGGCGCCGAGCGCAGCACCTCGCGAATCGCGTGCGAGTCATACCCGGGCAGGCCCACCAGCGCGCGCAGCGCCTTGCGGTTGACCATGCGCCGGCGGAACACGCCGCGGCCGCACTGATGATCGTTGCCGCACGAGGGGTCGAAGAAGATGTCCCAAGGGTCGACGCGCTCGGTGCATGGCGCCACCTCGCTGTGCAACTCCAGCATCTGCGAGCCGCCCTGCTGAGGCAGCCAGACCTTCTTGGTCTTGCGCGACGGCCGGGGCCCGTACAGCACGCCCGTGCCCAAGCGCACGCCGTCGGCCACCATCTTGCGGCTCTCGCCGTTGTAGCCGCACTCGTTGAGGTTGTCGTCGATCGCCCGCTGCATGCCCTCCGCAGCCTTGTTGGCGGCCTCCATGATCAGCTTGACCTCTTGGTCAGCCGTCAGGCCCGTAGGCTTGCCCGTGGTGGCGTCGAAGGTCGCCCGCTGATCGCCGACCCTGTCGGCCATCTCCGGCAGCGGCGTGGGCTTGATCGCCCAGTTGCGGTCGTCCACAGGGAACAGGATCTCGCACATGCGGGCCGTCGCCTGGTCGACCTTCGGCCGCACGATGTTGACGACGACGCGCGAGCGATTGCCGTCCTGAACCTTGCGCGCCGGCGGGCCGCTGCGAAGCGTCGACTCAAAGCCGTTCTCGGCTTGCTCGCGCTCGCCGTAGTAGAGCTCGGTCGCCTTCTTCCACCGACGCTCGACGCCCGACTGCGCGCGATGCTGCACCCACTTGTCGCGCATCTTGACGAACAGCCCCTGCAGTTCGTCCGACTTTGCGCGTTTGGCCCGCTCGTACTCCTCGGGCGTGAACATCTGATCGCCGACAATGATGGCGGCGCCTTGCGGCAGGGCTTTGGGGTCCATGACGTCCTTCACCATCCGGCGACCTCGTCCAGCGCCTGCCATGCAGCTTGCGCGCCGGGCGCGAGGTCTTCGTCTTCGTCGGGCCACGGCAGGGTCAGGCTTGGCTCGGCCATGCGCGACAGGCAGTCCAGCCCGTCATCGAACCTGCCCACCGGGAAGGTGGCGTACTCGACCTCAATAAACTCGCGCACGAGGTCGATCTCGCGGCCCTGCACGTCGGTGTACATGAGCGTCTGCGGCAGCCAGATGCGGCCGCCTTCAAACCACGGGATGAGGCGCCTGATGCGGGCGTTCTTCTCGACCGCACCAGACACCTCTGTGACCTTAAAGCGGTACTGCCGGCGCTCCTGCTCGGCCCTGATGGCCTCCACGTCGCCCATCATCCCGTAGCGCTCGTAGCGGGTCTGCATGGGCTTGTGCTTGCGATGCAGGTCGAAGAGCTTGTCGACCCGCTGCGTCAGGTTGATGCGGTCGATCAAGCCATCCAGCAGGTAGGCGTTCTGATCGGGCGCCAAGCCCACGACCCACATCACGGTCCGGTCCGACAGCTTGCGCCGCTTGCTGTTGGTGTTGTTCATCGGGTCGCCGGCAGGGTCCACCAAGATGACCTTGTTCAGCTTCGTGGGCCGGTCGTTGTAGCGGCAGATCCAGGCCCGGCGGAACTCGGCGCCCTCCGTCGGGCGAGGCTCCTGCTGGTACAGGGAGATCCACGAGCGAGGGTCGGCCTGGGCCTGCTCCACCATCTCGTCGGTGAACCACTCATGCCACAGGCGCTCGCCCGGCTTGCGGCCCAACGGGTCGGCCTCGCCGGCGATCATGGGCAGCTTGATGACGCGCCATTTCTCTGGCTCGCGCTCAAGCAGCCGCCCGGCCAGGTCGTCCTCGTGCCAGCGGGTCATAATGACCACGATGCGGCAGCCGGGCTTGCCGCGGGTCATCAGGTCATTGACCCACCACTCCCAGGTCTTCTCGCGGATGCGCTCGCTGTCGGCGTCCTCGCGACTGCGCACCGGGTCGTCCACGATAATCAAGTCTCCGCGGCGGCCCGTGATTGAGCCTCCGACGCCGACCGCCGTGTACTCGCCGCCATGGTTGGTCGACCACCGGCCGGCGGCCGTGGAGTCCGGCGCAAGCTCGACGTTGAACAGGCTCTTGAACTGCTGGTCAGCGACACCGTTGCGCACGCGCCGGCCGAACCGCTCGGCCAGTTCGGCGGTGTGGCTGCCGGCGATGACCGACAGTTGCGGGTTGCGGCCGACGAAGTACTCGGCAAAGTAGACCGAGCCGTAGGTGCTCTTGGCCGACCCTGGCGGCATCATCACCAGCAGGCGCGAACACTCGCCGCGCTCGACCTCGTCCAGCGCATCAGCCAACAGGCGGTGATGCACCGCCATCTTCTGATCCTCCGGCAGGCGGTACTCGCAATAGCCGGTGAAAGACGCTCGAGCCCGGCGGCGGGCCAGCAGTTCAGCGGCCGCAGCGGCGGGGCTGATCACGCAGAGGCCCCCGCGGCGATCTTGGCGAGCGCCTCGTCGGACATGCCTTCGACCTTCATCGGGCCGCCGTCGGCTCCGGTGAGCTCGATCCGCTTGCGCTCACCGTACTCCTCCGGGGCGTACATGGCCGCCAGCTTGAAGCGCGTTTCGATGGCGGTCTTCAGGCCCGAAGAGTCGCCGTTTGCCGACGCCCGGGCGGCGTCCTCGGCGTTGCGCTCGATCATCTCGTGCGCGCGATGGACGAGGGCCTGCTCGTAGGCGGCGACATGCACCTCGCGCAAGTGCGTGCGAAGCTGCATCGAAGTGACCGGCAGCTTGAGTTGCTCCACGATCTGCTGAAACGAGTGCCCGTGCGCATAGAGTTCAAGCGCTGCGTCGACGTGGTCGGCGAGCTTGCTGACCATGGTGCCTTTCAGCGACCCGGGCCGTGATTCAAGAGTCTTGCGCTGCTTGGTCATGGGGCGTAGATGGGTCAGCCCGCCATCCCCGGACAGGGAGACGGTCTGGCCGGTTCCGATCGGGCTGACCCAAAAAAAGAGCCCGCTCAAGGCGGGCTGAAAGGAGAGGAGGCGACTGAGGACGCAATGTCCCGACCGGGATGCTATAGCATTGTGATGCCTTTCGTCAATCGTCCCACCCGAGGTCGATGCGCTTGAGGCCCATGCGGGTCTGCTTGGCCATGTACTGCAGGCAAACCTGGATGGCCTCGCGCCTGCTCTTGAACCCCCACTGGTGCATCAGGTAGAGCAGGCACGCCGCCGGCGCGATGTCGAGGTCTATGCCAATCTGCATCCAGCCGTTGACGCGCCGGAAGGCCTGCTTCTGCAGCCTGTAGGACTCAATCTGCGCGATGGTCTTCTTCTCGCGGCTGCGATTTCCTCTTGACGCCATGCAATTGCTCCAGTTTCGCCCTGCTCAAGCCCAGGTGGAAGACGCTGTTGGTCCGCAGGCGCGAGGCTCTGTTGGCCCAGTAGCGCGCCTTGTTGGCTGCCGGGTTCGGCTTGGGCTTGGGCTTGTCCGGCTTGTCGCCCAGCGCGTAGACGGCTCGAGGGTATCGGCGCTCGCCCTCCATGTCGTAGACGTAGTGGGCGATGTGGATGCGCTTGCCCGCGCGCGGCGTCCTGCTGGACAGTCGCGACACGATCGACGCGATCGCGGCCTTGTCCCTCCCGATGTGGTCGCAGATCTCGCTGCGGCTCATCGGCCCGTTCTCGGCCAGCATGCGCAAGATCTCCGAGGCGACGTCGCCCCACTCATGGCGCATGGTCAACCTCTCACCAGGCCGATGCCAATCGCGGCGAGAATCAGCAATGTGATACTCCAGCCAGCAATTCGGCGGTCCAGTTGATCCAGGCGGTCCCAGCGCTTGCGCAGGGCTTTGAGGTCTTCGCGCTCATAGGGGTCTTGCAGCAGTTCGGCGATGGTCGGCCTGGGCTTGCATGTCAGCGGGCAGTCCCTGCCCTGCCAGCACTTGCCGTCACAGCACTGTCGTTCGGTCATTGGAGGCTTTCTACGGGTGGTTCAGTCATGCGATCGACCATGGCGAGATCCTCGGCCGGGTAGCTTGACAGGTCGAGCTCGGTCTGCGGGAGCTCAAAGCTGTTCCATCTCGCCAGGCAGTAGCCGCACTCGCGGCGCCTGCGGGTCCACCCGTTGCGCAAGTGGTCGCTGGCGACGGTGCGGGTCTTGCGGTAGCCGCAGGTGGGGCATGCGCTCACAGGATCGGCTCCCCCAG